CAATAATTTGTTAATAATTAGATTAGTTTTTAATCTAAGAATATTAACTTATCCATAATTTATATTTTTAACACTCTAGAAGTTGTAGTTTTCATATACCCAGCTACAATTTCAGGGTGTTCTTTTTTTAATCTAGTTGTATCTATAATGTTTCTTTCTTGCTTTTTCCAAGTTATTTTTCTATCTCCTACATAAGCTATTTCATAATTTTTCATTTGAAGTTTTAAATATTGCTCTATAGCCTTTTTCTCTTTTTCAAAATCTTTATATATTTTTACAACTTCATCATATCTTTCAAGTATAGATTCAGCTTCAAACAATATTAACTCCTCACACTTGCTATTTTTATATAATATATCTAAGGTTTTTGAATAATCACTACTTCCATCAGGCATTGGAAAATCATCTCCTAATATACAATTATTCCAAAACATTTCTTCTAGTTTCATAATTTCATCAATCATTTCCTCATCACGTTCTAACTTATGAATAACTAAATCTTCATTTCCTATAAGTGCAGCAACATAACAATGAGTAGCTCCTGTAACCGCCATATAATGATTCATTTGTATTTGATAATGAATTGGTACTGATTTTTCCCATTCTTTTTTATTAAAGCTATTAGTAACTTTACATTCTAAAAAAGCTTTCTCACCAACAACTGCTCTATCAATATTTGCTATTGCAAATGGATATTTATCATTTCTTAACATTCCATTTATATTTCTAACCTTTTTGCCTGTTTTTAGCATAAACTCACTTGCTACAAAACTTTTTAACTTATTGCCAAGCTCCATTTTATAGCTAGTATGCTTTTCTAAATTTCTTACATCATTTTCATCATCTATCTTCTCTATATAAACTGCCATAGAACTTCTATATGGATTAAGTCCTAGTATGCTTGATGCATCACTTCCACCTATTCCACATTTTCTTTTCATTAACCATTCATCCTTTGGCATATCTTTAGTATTTTCTATTATATTTGCATCTAAATATTTTCTCATTTGTAACTCCCCAAATCTATAGTTTAAGCATTAGTACTTTTTATAGCTAATTCCTCTAATCTATTTTTTAACATAACTAAAACTGCTCTACTTTTTAACATTTCTAAATGCTCTTCATCTTTGAAAACTTCTACTATCTTTTTTACTTTCTTACCTTCAACATAGGTTACTCTCTCAACCATAGGCTCTCCCCTCCCATAATAAATATTATGAGATATTAAATTTGTCCTATGTTAAATTACTAAGTAAATCTAGAAAATACATCTGTCCTTTTCCTGTCATAAGAGTAGTAGCTGTAAGTAGTTCTCCTTCAACAGTTCTAACTATCTGTTCTGATACTTGAAACAATCCCTGTTTAACATAGACCTGTTTGGGCATATTCTTATCCTTACCACACTTTATAAGATATCCATTCTCTCTTAGTATGCTAAATAATCTATTACGACCAATATTTATATTGTTGTTATTAAGTACTTTTGCAAATTGTCCTATAGTTATTGCATCAGATGAAGTTGCAATACTTTTCCCAAAATTTGTATATGGTTTGTCTATTGTTATACTAGCTTCAAGATGCTCTGCTTTTTCTTGTAATAATCTTCTTTGTTCTCTTTCATATTTTAATTTAGTAGCCATTTCTATTATAAAATCTGGATCATCTAAAGTTTTATTTATAACCTCTTCACTCATATAAGCTCCATGTTTTCTTATACTCGGAAGAACCTCATCCATAATCCACTTTTCAAATCTTTTAGCACTAGGCAATTTTGACTTTATGATAAGTCTATATAAATTTCCTTCATCTATGAATTTCTTAGTAACTACTTGAAATGCTTTACTATTATCTTTTCTAAATCCTGTTACTACCCCCACGTCGGAAAACACGACACCATCTTTATCACAATGTCTATTTATTGCATCTCTAGGATTTGAATATCCAAGTATTGTAGCAACTTCTATTGCTTCTATATATTCTTTGTTATTTTTAACAATTACACTTAATTGTCCAAATTCCTCATTTTTAAATATTTTTAACTTATTCATTATTATGTCCCCTTTTAAAATTATCAAATTGGAAAGTTTCTATCTAAAATTTTTTAGCTACTTATAGATGAATCAAAAAATATATCATTTACTTCATTTAAATTAAGCTTAAGTAAATTACTTATCTTTTTAGCTTCATCTAATGTAAACTCCCTTTTACCATTTTCCTTTAAATTATAGCTTTTTATGTTAATTCCAACCTCTTTAGCTATTTCTTCTTGTGTTAAATTAAATAATATTCTCTTTGATTTAAGTATCCTAAGCCCCATTTTTCACTATCCCTTTCTATATTTTGTTTTATAAAATTCTATTTTTCTTTCCTTTGTGATAATTTTATAATATATCCAAAATTTAACAAAGTCAATATATTTTTGTCATTTTTATTATTAAAATTATCATTTTAATTATCATTTTGTTATTTTTTACTTATTTTTTTACCATAAGTACTTTTTTATTGTCATTTTTGTTCTAAAGTGATATTATTTAATTAGAAAAATTTGTTAAAGGAGTGATTCTTAATGGGAATTATAGCAGAGAGGATAACTAAATCTAGAAAAGAATTAGGATTAAATCAAAAAGAATTAGCTAAGAAAGCTAATTTAACAGAAGCTAATTTATCTAGATATGAAAATGGAATAAGAGAACCAAAGTCTGCTGTACTTGCAAGACTTGCAGATGCCTTAGAGGTAAGTACTGATTATTTAGTTGGTCTTACTGATGAAAAAACTTATGATTCTTATGATGTAAGCAAAAAAGATGAAGATGATATTCTTTTAGCACTTAAAGATTTAGAATCTCGTTTAAAAAATAGTGATTCTATAACATTTTGTGGTCAACCTGCATCTGATGAAGCTATCGATGGAATACTTCACTCTATAAAAGCTGGTATATCTTTAGCCATTAGCGATATAAAGAGAAAATAACTTTACAGACATAAAAAAATAAAAAAGGTCGTTTATCATTAAAAAGGGGAGATATATTTGAACATAGAGCTTATAAAGGAAAAAGTTAGATTAGTTAAATTAAGCCATGAAGGTAAAAGTATTGTTGAAATTTTTAGGGATTTAAATTTTGTAATTGGTTATTTAGATGATAATTATCCATATATAAACGAAACTAAAGGATGTAATATTAAAACTACTAAATTAAGAGCTGTACTTCTTAACCCTAATCTTTGTGAAAATGAATTGATAGAAGTATTAACGCATGAGCTTGGTCATGTTTATGTTCATCCTAATATTAATACTTTTAAGATACATGAAATAGATCCTGTTTGGGTTAAACATCTTGAACTAGAAGCAGATACTTTCGCTTCTGAGTATTTATTAGATGATGATATTTTTGAAAAATATATTAATTTAAGTTTTGAGCAATTAGCTTCTGAACTTTGTGTTTCTCTTCACCTTGTTATGCTTAAATTTAATAATTTAAGTGATGATAAGAAAAAAGAGCTTGAAGAACTTTATATAAATAATTATTCAGTTTTTAATTCTATTTAATCATTATACTTAAGGTTTATTTGGGAATAATTACTTTTTGTTTTTCATTATATTTTATATATAAAGTTTGATACTAATTACTAGGAGGTGAAATTTATGAAAGTTGCAATTTACTCAAGAAAATCTAAATTTACAGGTAAAGGTGATTCTATCGAAAACCAAGTTCAACTATGCACAGAATATGCTAAAAACCTTGGTGTTACTGATATTTTAGTTTATGAAGATGAAGGTTTTTCTGGTAAAAATATTAATAGACCACAATTTATGAAAATGATGGAAGATGCTAAACTTAAGAAATTTGATACTATCATTTGTTATAGACTAGACCGTATAAGTCGTAATGTTTCTGACTTCTCTAGTTTAATTGATGAATTATCTTCTCTTTCTATAGGCTTTATATCTATTAAAGAACAATTTGATACTACTACTCCAATGGGAAGAGCTATGATGTTTATATCAAGTGTCTTTGCTCAACTTGAAAGAGAAACTATCTCTGAACGTGTTCGTGATAATATGAGGGAACTTGCTAAAGATGGTAAATGGCTTGGTGGTCAGTTACCTCTAGGATATGATAATGAGGAAGTAAAATATATAGCTGATGGAAAAGAACGTAGATACTTTGTTTTAAAAGTTAACGAAGATGAAATTAAACTTGTAAATGATATTTATAATAAGTTTTTAGAGCTTCGTTCTTTAACTAAAGTTAGTGAGTATTTATATAAGAATAATATAAAAGGTAAAAATAATGGTACTATTACTCCATCTATGGTTAAAGATATTTTAACTAACCCTATTTATGTTAAGTCTAGTAATCTAACTCATAAGTATTTTGAATTAAATGATATTAACGTTACAGGTGAACCTAATGGATGTGGTTATTTAACTTATGGTAAACATAAAAATGGAAAGAAAACTGATAAATCCAATTGGATATATGCTATTTCAAAACACGAAGGAGTTGTTGATGATTTAACTTGGCTTGATATTCAAAAGGTTGTTGATAAACAAAGTAAAAGAGGATGTAGAACAGGATCAGGTAAGAATGGAATTTTATCAGGTGTACTAAAGTGCGCTAAGTGTGGAAGTGCTATGGTTTTAACTTATTCTTCTCGTGGTAAGGACAAGGAAAACAGGTCTTATTATTATAAGTGTAATAAGAAATATACTATGTATAAATGTAACAATGCTAATGTTAATGGTCCTGAAATTGAGAATTTTGTTATTGATAAGATTAAGGTATGTGATAAAGATGTTTTAGTAAATGAATATAAAAAGCTTAAAATAGATTTTAATAGCTTAAAAAAAGATAATGGTATGTTAGATATTCAAAAGCAAATAGATGACAAAGAGAAGGCTATAGAACAGCTTGTACTTAATCTTAGTGAAACTAATAACGCTACTGTGTCTAAATATATTTTATCTCAAATTGAAAAGCTTGGTGATGAAGTTGATAATCTTAAGGTTAAGTTAGATGATTCTAGTGTTGTTGAGAATAATATTGATGCAGAGATTTTAAATATTGATTTGATTATTGATAATTTGGAGAGGTTTAATAAGTGTATTAATGAGGCTAGTGTTGAGGAAAAGAAGGTTTTAGTTAGTTCTGTGGTTGATAGGGTTGTTTGGGATGGTGATAATGGAGAGGTTATTATTGTTTATCATGGTTTTGATGAGGAGCAGTTTAAGGATAATTGTTTGCATTTAGATACGGAGCGCATCTGCATGGACTCACTAAATGCAACTTTTATTCATAACTTATATGACTATAGTGATTTACCAGAAAATACTTTTGGACAAAGATTAAAAAAACTAAGACTTTTAAAAGGATTATCTCAATATGAACTTGGAAATCAAATTGGTATGCAACATAGTATGATAGGATCTTATGAACGTGATGAATTTTATCCAACTCTAGATTCTATAAAAAAACTTGGAAAAGTACTAAATACCAATATATTGTGTAATGAAGGTTACTCTAAATTCTTACTAAACTCTTCTACTTTTAAGGACAATCTTTTTAAATGGCGAATA